TCTGTTAATGGGACATATTTTGCCAAGGTTTACTCCTATTGGTAAAATTCCTCGTCAAATCCTGGATCTGTAAAATCTGGTAAAATTTCTTTTAATTCTTTACCTGGTTTTGTTTTTTGACCAAACAATCCTGGTGTTCTATTAGGATCTGGCATATCTTCACCAGTTGTATCTATGTCTGAAGAATCTGCTGGTATTATTTTATATTTACCCGTTAATCTATCTTTTACAAATATTACGGTTTTATCTGTTGCAACATCATATACAAATTTACTAGCTAAAAAAGGATTTGCATCTACAAATTTATCAACATCTCTAGGTTTTTGTAATGTTGATGAATCAATTGTAGTTGTAGAAACTTGTTTTTTTCCATATTGATCTATTAAACCAGGATATACTTTAGTTGGAAAGTCTACTCTTCTTTGTGCTTTTATTGTATCACCTCCATATTCTTCGTTAGCAATATCTTGTATGTTTGTTTTATCCATGCCAGCTATTCTTTCTTGTACAGCTAATTTTTTATCTAATTGACTTGCTTCAAACTCTCGT